GGAGGATTGATTACCTTAGATGATTGGGGTTATGCAAATCTAGGTCAAAATGCAGAATTTGATTTTACTGAGAATATTCTTCCTTATCTAAAGGATACTGCGGTAGCACTTGTAAGGTCTAGAGCTATCAACAGTTACTTTTATCATCTGGATAAGAAAATGGGTGAAGCATGGGATTCTCAGGGAACGTTCTCTGATCGTCGAGTGTTACTGAGATATCTATTTGCTGAATCAATGCCTCGGGAAATCATGAATTATACACGACGTTATACCGATGATCCAACTAGTGTCCTCGAGTACTTAGTCTGCAAATTAACATCCAAGGAATTAGAACTCAAAGTGGATCCACGAAATTTTGGACAAAGCCCCTTGGAAGAACGCACTCGGAGAGTCATCTTAGAGAAGCATATGTCCAAAGTTTTCCGAAGATACAATTCTCATCAGAGTATGACTATGACAGAATTTGAAAGAATAAAGAAATTGTATGGATTTTATCGACTTGGAAAAACTTCAAAAGACTGTGTAGTCCTACAGTTATCCCTGGATGTGGTTGGGTGGAATAACAAGTTCCGACGTCGAGTAGTTGAGCCAGCCTCAAGAATCTATGACAATTATTACGGCTTTCCAGCATTCTCTAAGTTAATGGACACATTTGAATTAATGTATTTTGTTCATCCTACACCACAAAAGAAGTATGAATGGTTTGGACAACTAGGCGGAATTGAAGGTTTGGCCCAGTATTCTTGGGTGAGTGTTTATATTGGAATAGCACTTCAGGTCTTTGACTCATTGGGGTATAACTACTTTATCATGGATAATGGAGATGATCTTAGAGCTTCAGTCATTATACCTGAGACAGAAATAGAGATATTTGGTGGAAAGTCACAACTAGCTCAATCTGTCAAGGAGAGATTAGCTGCAGCAATGAATGCTTTTGGACATGAAGTAAAGATTACAGAAACATATTGCTCCGAGAAGTTAATAGCCTATAGTAAGATCTATCTACTAGGTCCATTATTTATGCCATCAGTCTACAAGCGAGTAATTAAAGCACATGGCCTATCTAATGTTGTTATTCCATTCATTGATTCTCAGATTGGATCAATTACTAGTAACATACATTCAGCCTGTGGGACTAGTACAAATCATATTCCTCTTGTCTTCATAGCTTGCTTCTACACATCACGATTAATAATGGAATCAGTAGCTAATGTAGATAAGATGGAGGATGAAGCATTTATGGCTTTGTTAAGCTGGCCCTGTGAAGCCGGTGGAATTCCATGTTTCCACCTCGCCCATTATTTATATAGAGGTGAGAGTGACCACCTCACATTTGCAGTCTCATTCTGTTTTTATCTAAAGAAACATGATTACAAGCAAGCGGAGTACCTGTGGCATCTACTAACTATTCCACCAGTTAGACCTCTCAAGGAATCTGATTTTAGATTACTTCTTAGCAATCCTTATACTCTGTGTCCTAATATTAGGAATACACCTCAATCCAGACTTAAGTCCATCATCCGAAGGCGATTAGAAAATACTAGAATTAATCGAGATGTGAAAAAATTATTGAAGGATTCAAGAACAATGAATGCAAGGACATTGATTCGATCCTTATTAACAATGGAACCATTTTATGGGAAAGTTGCTTCCCTCCTGTGGACGAACAGTGTGCACTGCTTTGTTGATGAGATATTGAGCAAATTTGAGTCGAGCACAACAATATATGCCTTTCTCATGTTAACTGGTCGTGGGAGACGATCCGCTCTCAATACAATTCATCATCTAATGTCTCTCGACAACTCAAGATGGCAAGAAATCCTTCACATGCTTTATGTTGAGAAGGACTTCTTGAGAAAGTCATTTCAGTCAGTATCATTAAAGGATCTTTCAATTCAATGTCCCACGTATTGGAGTGCTCAGTTAAGAGCTCGGGCATGGAAAAGGGACATAGTAGGAATAACTTACCCAATGCCCAATGAATTGATTTGTATAAAGCCCTACAGTGAGGTGACAGCAGATGAAAAATATAGAATTTTCACAATTGACTTGAACTTGACAGATTGTAGTTACCCCTTGAAAGATGAACATATAACTCATCACTATGCTGATGGGAGATATATACCTTTTCTTGGGCATCGAACACGACAACTCGTAGAGTTTGAAATAACTGAGGATGAGCACATGTCAATGTGTTTCCGTAGGATAAAGAAAATATTGGAAGTTTTTGCACAATGCCATAGAAATGGTTCCAACATCCGCGATGTTGTTGTTGCGGTGTTAGAAGGATTGACAACAAAGACTTTAGAGCAATTCACACCCCACATACCAATTCGGAGAACGGGTACAACAACTCATCATACTAGGGTTCGACAATTTGAGGAAAGAATTTGCCCTAATGAATTGGCGAATCGATACACTTTAGTTCGAGGCTCAGTTGGGGATCATCCTCAACTATCAGGAGCTGATGGACACTGGAGTGTAAACTTCTTAGGGTTATACTGTATGGAGGTCAACATTGTTCTATGGCCCTTAGAATATAAGGAAACATGGCTGGCTGACAATCGGAAATCCTATAGTGCTGTCACCACATCTTGCCAACACTGTATATTTGATGTGACTGATCAACCTATCACCATTGATATGGATGCCAATTATATGGCACCAAATTCATCATCGAAGCTTCTCCAAATTACTCTTGAGGAAGAACAGATGTTAGAAACACAAGAAGAAATGACAATGATACAACGACAGATTTATAGGGAGTTGGCTGTGACCCAATTACCATTAATGCAACAATCTGAAGCTGCACAATCAGCTGCATTACGACATGTACTCAGCCAACAAGAATGTCGATCTGAGCTCTTACAATCTGCCTCGGATGTCAGTCCTGAGATAGTTCATCAAGTACCAGAATTATTCATAGGAGCTAGTATCAAAACTATCGAAGCATCAATCATCTGCCGAATTCCATTTGAGACAATAATACAGGAAATGAAGCTTGTGATACGACATGATCTCATTAAACTTATGTTTGAGAATACGTTTCATCAGTCATTAGAATTACTAAAGACAACAAAATTGTGTCCTGGAATAGTTACTATACTATCACAGTTACAAGTAGCTAAGAGGATGACAGCTTTTGTGGATTGGGTCTTTCTGGAGAGTCGACTTGGTTTCTCCTGGTCAGCAACAACTACCCCACAGATAGCGGCAAAGGAGGTGATTTCTCTACTAGCTTCTCAGGTTGAAAAGGATCTACAAAACCCCAATGATCAGGAATCACAATCATGGGTCTGCTTCCGTAATTCAGCATCTATTGAGGAGAGATTCTCACGAGGTAAATATGGTGTTGCTATGAGAATAGCTGGCTTTTTACACAAAACATCTGAATTTACAGAAGGGCAACGAAGTGTGATAGCTGCTGGATTGGTTTACAAGAAATTGGAGGATGATTTGTTTGATGCAGCTCGTGGCTTCCAAATGCTAGAGTTTGAGCGACCATGGAATCCCAGAAAGCTACATCCTGTCCAAAGGATCTTAGTCAATCAATTTTCATGGACTATTAATCCTAATATGTTAGTCAATGAACCATGTCAAGAGCTACTGCACATTGTTGAGCGGATGGCGACAAAGCGATTACTGCTAATCACTCATGATGATGCTCAGTCCTTAATTCAACAACTGGCCCCATACCCAATACCATCAATTTCAGCGTCATACAATGATACAATTCATTTCCAAAAAGAAAATCGATCTGTTGTGGAACACTTTGCAATTGTCCTCCCCCGACATATGCCTGATCACCCGTACCCAACTGTCTTACCTAAAGCTCCCATTCTAGATGATGAGACTGTGTATCTATATCCCCATCTCAAATCAGCTGGTAAATTAACAACTTCTGGAATATCTACTGGCAGAATGTTAGACAAAGTGTTATGGTCACAAATTCCTGGGGGCTGCACTGATAGCTTAATTCTCGGAGATGGGTCTGGACAGTTGACACAGTATATTGTCTCAGAATATGATCATGTTACTGTTGTTTTCTCAAGCCTGCGAGATCCAAACGAGATATTTGAATCAAGATTTCCTCCCGCGATTCGGGGTTTGTCTCATGAAATTCAGAGACGTGTTTGCTGTGATGCCATGTTATCTGAGACTGACGCAACAGCACCACACTACTCTGAGGTGATTTCCCATGTTTGTACAATCAATAAGATTAAACCAGTGACTTTGATATCAACTATTCAACCCCATCCATGGACAAGCATGATTCAAATCTTGCGAAACATTCTAAGTATTTGTAGTCAGACTGAATCTATATTTTACGTTTGTGTCGAGTTTAGTCGAACATTCATTGAGAACTCTTTGAACGTATTGTCTTGGTTGTGGACACAATTTAGAGAGATTCAAATTGTGAGTCATCCTTTGTATCCCATGAGGGGACAAACGGTTTACTTTATTATGAAATTCTATGTTCCAAAAACAGTGATTCCAATCCCTGTAAATCCAAGTCTTGATTGTCATCCGAGATTTTTCTGTTACATCAAGAAAATCAATGACTCAATTGTTGGATATGAGTCTGTCTTTAGACCTTCAAATGTTGAGTGGGAAAGAGAGGTCACACACCTGATAGCCGACAATAAACGAATGATACAGAAATATGGCTGTCCTTCTCTCCATAAAACACTTTACATGATTAATGCAGTGACACAAGAATGTTCGTCCCTTCAGTCGTTCATTGATGAATTGCAGAAGTCAATTAACAATGACATCTTATACCTGCCTCAATTACTTCAATACGGTTGTGCCAAAAAATTACTTGAGAAGTACTCAATATTATTAGCAGTGACAGCAACATATGCTCGAGAGATTGATCCAGCTTCATATTATGAAGCTTATCAACTACTCAATCAGAATTATCCCAACATTGAATTTTCCATGTCTGATACCATCTACCATATGAATACAGGGTATAAGATACGTGAGTTCTTCTCTTGAGGAGTTTTCACTTCGTGACATTTTTTTAAAAAATTGTTTTATCTTTCATCTTGATACA